ACTATTACACCTATCGCAGAGGACTCACGAGTACTCAAGCGAGCGGTAGTACCCAACACCCCTGCGATCCTGGATAGCGTGGAGATTGAAGCACTTGATGCAAATCAAGCGAAACAATTACTGCGTGAGTTCATATCCAATGACAGCACCGACCCGCTGTTGGCTATGGCTATCCGTAAGGTGACTGAACTCGATGAGTTCGTTGCATTCAGAGGCCTTGAGTCTACTCTACAATCTCAAATTGAGATAGAGGAGGTACCACTAAGTGAACTACAATCTCTTGCAGATGAGGTGAGTGATGATGTGAACCAAAGTCTTAGTGGCTTAAAGAACACCGGGCTAAGTCGTGACAAACTTAGTTTCATTGAGCGTTTAACTTCTAAACGTGGTGGATAATGAATGAGTTCCGTAAAGCGGTACGTATTGTGGAAGAGGCGCGGGATACCGCCGCGCTTCTACACAGTACCTACATACGTATACAATTAGATCAGGCACTTGAGGTGCTTGCCAAAGCAGAAGTAGAATTTAATAAACAAGAGTATGACTTATAGACAATTGGTGGACTACCCACCTACACTAAGAGTACCGGATTCGATACGTCAAATCAAGATTGACTTGGTGTCCGTGATGTGCGACAACAAGTACAGATGGATAGCGAGTAAGAACGACGATGGAGATTTCGTAATCCGTACGGGTGGCTATGCATTCAGCAACTTTGGAATACCACACCACAAGGATGACCTTGAGTGGGCGATGGATGCTAATGATTGGGATAGCGTGTTCGATATGATTAACGAAGGCACCGTGAAGGTGTGGAAGATAGAGTACAGATAACTAAATACAACTTGCCTTATGAAAGTATTAGAATTATTTGCTGGCTCACGTTCAGTGGGCAAAGCCGCAGAAGAACTTGGGATGAATGTATTCTCAAGTGACATCAAACAGTTTGGTGGTATCGACTACGTTGTTGACATCCTGGACTTTGATGTAGCAGAAGTGCATGGATTCACTAAGAATCTATGGGTACCCGATGTGATCTGGGCATCACCCCCGTGTACATCGTATAGTATTGCAGGTGTAAGACACCACCGCAATGGACAAGAACCTACGTCAGACTTCGCTGTAAAGAGTGACAAGATTATGGACAAAGTTCATGAGTTGATACACTACTTTACACTGTTGAATCCTAACCTTGTGTACTACATTGAGAACCCTCGTGGTATGCTACGCAAGATGGACTTCATGAAGCGTCATCCGATACGGCACACGGTAACGTACTGCCAGTATGGGGACACACGTATGAAGCCAACCGACATATGGACTAACGACTTGCGTTGGAACCCACGCCCTATGTGTAAGAATGGTGCGCCTTGTCATGAGCCTGCACCAAGAGGGTCACAAACAGGCACTCAAGGGAGAGCCAACAACCATGAGCGGAGTAAGATACCGCATGACTTATGTTTAGAAATATTAAAATTAAATGAATTGACTTATGCCTAAGACACCCAAAGAATTTCAACCGAGAAAGAAGCCTTCATTAGTAATGGAGTTGCTTGCTTATGTATTTATTTACGGCCCTATCTTCACGTTCTTCTACGTGATTATCAAGGGGCTCAACACTTTATTCGGATACTAACATGTTCCGTAAACGCAAACACATAAAAAGAACTGAGGCATACCTGCGTATGCTTGAGTTGGATCAGATCAACCTTACCCTACATGCGAGTAGGTTTGGTTGGTCGACTCACATTCAACATCAACTAACAAACTCAGCGATGTTGATACGCAAGTACCAACGTAGACTTAGGTTAATACGAATGTGAAACGTGATTCGTGATTCGCAAATCCTCACAACGATGAACCTTAAATTGTCACAAATTAAGGGTAAAATTGTACGTTTAAGCATACAAAATAAGGGTAAACCTTCACATTATACGTACACACATATAACCTTTAACACCAAAGAGAAATGAAAACACTAATTGTACTTACACTTATGCTTGCTGTCTTGTTTATGTATCTAACCGGTAAAGGAGAACAGCAATGAAAAGGATGAAACAATTTATGCGCATAGCAATGGCAAGGCTACGCCCTATCTACAAACACCCCGCTCAACGCAGAGCGTGGGCTGCAAACATGTACAGAAGATGGCAAGAAAGAAAGAATGGACACTCTACAAAGAAGTAGAGGGAATGAAGTACCCCCAAGAGGACTTGAACATCGAGAGACATTGGAGGATAATGGTAAGGTACGCATTGTGCAAGCACCAGAATGTTAAGGAGGCATCCAAGGAACTAGGGGTAACACCCCGCACAATATTCCGGCTCATCAACAGGTGGGATATTGAGTGGAGACTTCCAGATCTTGAGCCGTTGAAAAAAAAAACAGTGTAACATTTGTTAGTTAAATGTGGATACTGTAAATTTGAATCAATTAAATTTTATACTATGTCTAACACTTATCAGTTCAAAACAACGAACATCAAAGGCAAGCAGTACGTTGAGGTTAATCAACGTGTCATTGCATTCCGTACTCTATCAGAGTACAAAAATTTCTCATTGGAAACACAGGTGCTACACCTGGATCCAGAGTCATGTGTCATACAAGCAACCATATCAAACGCTGACGGAAACGTAGTGGCTCAAGGTATGGCGCAAGAGGACAAGAGTTCCTCTCGAATCAATCAAACCTCATACGTAGAGAATTGTGAAACGTCCGCTGTAGGTAGAGCCCTTGGGTTCTTAGGTATAGGGATAGAGACATCAATCGCTACGGCTGATGAGGTAGGCATGGCAATCGCTAAGGAAGGGGAGCCTGCACCCAAAAGTAAGGAAAGTCTCAACGAGATATTCAAGAAGTCAGTGGAGTACATCAAGGCAGGTAAGAACAAGCCTGATCGTAACACACGCTTCACTGCGATACAAGACAAATACAAAGGCACCATGACTGCTTCTCAGATTTCTAAGTTAGAGAAGTTAGTATGACTCATGGATGGTTTGAGTCTTTAGTAAAGAAGACAGGAAAGAAGTACCTATCGTACTCTTCAATCAAGCATGCACTGCAAGACATTGCGCTGTTTGAATTATATATGCAAGGCAAGTTGCGTAAGGAATCGGAGGCACTCACTTTTGGGAGTGCTTACGATTGTCTTTTGTTTGAGCCTCACAAGTTTGACAATCAGTTTCACGTCATGGATGACACTGAGATTATCAAAGAAGTCGGAGGCAAGAACCCTCGTGTCACGAAAGTGTACAAGGAATGGAAGGCTGAAGAAAAAACAAAAGCAAAAGACAAGACTGTTGTATCTATAGAGGACTACCAACAATGCATCGACATGATAACAAGGCTCGATGAATCGAAGGTGTTGAACATATACCTAGATGGCGACTATCAAGTAGAGTTCTTACAAGAACTTGAAATTGGCGGGGAGGTAGTTCCCTTCCGCGGTTTCCTTGACTGCCTCGGCAAAGGATTCATAGCAGACAGTAAGTCTTCTCGTAGCGTGAAGGGATTCCCGAGAGATGTACGTGTATTCGGATACGACATACAAGCATTCCTATACACACACGCATTCGGAGTAAAGGATTTCTATTGGGTAGTGCAGGAGAAAGCATACCCGTATTTACCAGCAGTATATAAAGCATCAGAGGAAACCCTTGACTCTGGTAGACGTAAAGTGGCTCGTGCCTTGAGCATAATCAAGGAACATTATGAGAATGACAAGCCATCGACTACGTTCTTTTTACAAGGGGAAATTTAATCAATCAATTGCTATGTCACAACAACAAAGCAAGGGAGTTTACATGGGATATGTAGGCGAACGCAAAGAGTTTGATAGTGGTGTTGTCAAGTACAACATCTCTTTCAAGGAAGATCAGTTGGATGAGATGAAGAAGTATCTAACGGGCGCAGGTAATGTGAACGTGGACTTCATCATTAAGACCGACGGAACTGCATTCACGAGTGTGTTCAACCCACGTGCAAACGGGGGAGCGAACACTCAAAGCCAAGCCGCTAAAGCAGTGGCTCAAGGCAACGACGGATTGCCGTTCTAAATTACTAATGTAAGGGAGGGGATTCAATCATGTTAAGCAAAACTCCCCTGTTCAAGGGCCCCTCCCTGCATTAATACTTTACATTATGAATGGAAACTTTGGAGATAAAAGAAAGACGGCTGGTGGTCAACACAGTGTGCGCACTTATAACATTAAATACAATAGACGAAAAAAAAGATGGCAACTAAACAAAGGAATAAGCCCAATCTTCAGCGCGAAGCAGAAGGAGGACGTAGAGTGGTGGTACAAGGAAGTGATAACGAAGAACTGCGTGATATTCTAATCGCTGTATACGGTACACTGAAGCGTGGCTTTGGTAACAACATACTACTAAGCAATGCTGTATACGTTTCGAATGCAAAGACAGAGAGACAATACCCTATGGTAGTACATGGATCAGGACTACCCTTTCTCGTAGAGAAGCCTGGTGTTGGATTCAACGTAGATGTAGAACTATACTTAGTATCGGAGGATGAACTTAAACAATTGGATATGTTAGAAGGACACCCCGATTGGTATAAAAGAAAGAGACGAGGGGCGGTCACACCCGAAGGTGAAACGCTGTTGCCTTACATATATTTTGCACCCGATGAGTACTATCACAAATCAGAGACGCTTCATGAGTGCTACTAAATGTTTTGTTGAGATAGGTAGTTGTGATTTTAACACACTGAATGACCTAGGTAAGAATGGGTGGACAGGAGTTATCATTGAGCCGGTACAAGAGTACCTAAACAACTTAGAGAAGCACGATGGTGTAACGTACATGAACTGCGCGATTGATGTGAGTAGAGGCTCAAGACAGATGGATGTATTCAAGCAGTCTGTCATTGAAAAAGACAGAGACTTTGCGGGCATGAGTTCGTTCTCTGAGTACACTCTCAAGGGCAACAAGAACCTAGTGGAGTCAAGGTTAGTTGAATCAATTACCTATGACGACATGATAAAGGAGTCTGGTATAAGCCAGATCGACTTCTTAAAAATCGACACCGAAGGGCATGACTTGGTTATCCTTAATCAAGTTGCATACGAGGGTGCGTTGCGACCCAAACTGATTAAGGCAGAGCACAAGCACGTTGCAAATGGATGGGCATCCATGAGGGAATTACTTGAGAGCAGAGAGTACCTAGTCTATCAAGAGTTTGATGACGTGTATGCTATAGACATGCGCACCAGTTCTAGCAGAGATCCCTTCAAGAATCATTTCGAATTTAATCTGAAAGAATAATGGACAAGATATGTAAGAGCGCGTATCGCGCCAACATGTGCACTCTTGTACGCGCGCAAGTGGATGAGCAGTTAGAGAAATTAGCGACACTGCACACTTCGTTTGGTACTAAAGGTAAGGGTGATAAAAGAACAAAGAAGGAACTTAAGGAAGCAGAGGCTGTGCTGTACAGGGAAATCAAAAGGCTAGTGCCAGAGTATTACAAACGAATTATAATTGACAAGTAATGAATAAGTCTCAACTAAGAGAGATGAACAATACCTCTCTCAATAATAATGCGATACCAATGAAGAAACTGCAACCATTCAGAAGAAGTGATGGGCGGTTATTGGTTGGTCGCTACAAAGGTCAATCGCTCAAAGATGTACCTAGGTCATACATTACATGGATGCTCAACAACATTGAGTTGGACTCATCCTCTATTAGTTACTTGAGAAATGAAAAACTAATATGACTGAGTATCAAATAGAAAGAAGCATAGAGCAGAACGCTATAACCCTAGCGACCTCTGTGTTCTCGAAGATTAACCGAGCACACAAGGAAAGTTTAACAATGAGCAGAAGGGATAGAGAGTTAGTGGAAACTAGGCAGATGATATGGGCTTATCTAAAAGAGAACACAAGACTTACCATGTCCTATATGGGCAGTGTATTTAATAGACACCACAGTACCGTGATAGCAGGTCTAAGGGTGCATAACAAGAACATGGATGTGTTCAGCAATGGTAAGCCTATTAACCCCTTGTATGTAAGCAAGTATGAAGAGGGTTCAGTTATCCTGGATCAGGCGCTTGCCCACACACGTGAGAAGAATAAGTCCCTAGTGTACCGAGTAGTATTATACACCAACAACACTGAGACGTTAGATAAATATGAAATAGTAAATGTAACCAAGGTATGATTATATCAGACAAATTTAAGTTCATCTTCGTAAAGATTCCGAAGAACGCAAGCACCTCAATGGAGGAAGCACTGCTTAAACTAGACCCAGAGGCAATGGTCATGGATAATAATAGTCCACCATTTGGTCACGAGACAATGGCTACTATCAAAAAGATAGCCGGTGAAGATAGGTGGAACGAGTACTTTAAGTTTGGGTTTGTCAGAAATCCGGAGAGAAGATTTATATCACACTATGTATACAACTGCGATTACCACTACAGGAATAACCCCAGTGTTGCGTGGGTGTTTGACGAGACAGGCAACTTCCCTGCCCCGGAAGACAAAATAATAACAAGGGATATGCTCATGCAGTTTCATTTCTTTGACAAGTTCTGGAGTAAGCCCTACCTTAAGTATCAGCAGGTTGAATGGATGGAAGATGACATGTGGCTAGGCGTGGTTGAAAACATCGAGGAGGATTGGCAGTATGTTTGTGAGCGCATTGGAGAAACCATTCCGCTGTTTAAAACTAATGCTACCAACTCTAAGATCTGGAGTCTAGGCGATGAGGCCAAGAAGGTTTTTGAAATCTTGTATGAAGATGACATAAAAATGTACAACGACAGGATAGCATATGGAATGGGACTTAAGTGAGAAGCAACCTATACACTACTATAATGTAGACATTATATGGCAGACCAAGCGTGGCAAAAAAATGTATACCAATAAATGGAAAGGGCTAGAGTGTGTGAGCAGAGCGAAAGACCTTAAGGGTTTGAATAAGGATAAGAAAGCATTAGAATTTTTAGAGGGCCTTACAAAACTTACAGCCAAGAAACTAAACTTCAGAGTATACAAAATCAATAGCAAAGAGATAGTAGGGTACTCAGAGATTCACAAAGAAAAAGACTACGACAATGAGTTCAAGTGAGACAATCACAATGTTTCCGTCTGTAACGGATATAGATAACCCACATTACACAACACTAGATGAATCCCTCACACGTATACGTGAAGGAAAAAGTCAAGCCAAGGTCGAGCAAGTTAGAGCAGGCAATAAGGATGTAAAGAAAACCCTGCCTATCGCACTGTTCTCTGGTGTATTTGAAGGCAGAAGAGACAGCCAGATCCTGGGGCATAGCGGTATAATAGTATTGGACTTTGACCATATAGATGTAGAGGATTACAAGTCATTACTTGGCACCGATGATTACATACGTGCCTGTTGGACGTCTCCGAGTGGAGACGGATTGAAAGCACTTGTACAGGTTACAAATCCCGAGAGACACCGTGATCACTTCCGTGCGTTGCAAGCCTACTTCGATAGAACATATGGACTAGAGGTTGACCCTTCTGGAATAAATCTTTCGCGTGCTTGCTTTGAAAGTTATGACCCAGACCTTGTAAGTAATGAAGACCCTCATGTGTTTGGGCTAATGCTTTCAGAAGGCAGTGAGCATCAAGAGGTAGTACAGCGTGAGGCATACACCGACTACGAGAAGTTAGATATTGTAGTACACATGATACGCAAGGCTGATGATGGAGATAAACATCGTACGCTTTTACGTGCTTCCATATTGTGTGGTGGATACATCGCCGCAGGAAGGATGGAAGAGGACGAAGCACTGCGTGTTATGGAGCGTGAACTTGTACGTAGAGATGTACAAGACATAGACCTAGCACGTAAGACCATGGGTGACGGCATCAACCAGGGTAAGACCATGCCTATCCGTGAGATTATTGATGACGAGAACAAGATTAAAAGAGAGTTCCGTATCAACGATGGAGACATGTCTTTTATATCTTCGGATGCCACTGATCTGGAATGGATAAATGATTTCGCAACAGGTAAGATAGAGAAGGGACTTACCACCGGGCTAACAAACCTAGATAAGTACTACTTGTTTAAGAAAGAGTTTACTATTATCAATGGTCACAGTAATGTTGGTAAGACAACAATGGCTTTGTATCTAATGGTGACAGCATCTGTACTACACAATTGGAGATGGATTATATATTCTTCCGAGAACAGAACTGCCGCTGTTAAGATGAGGCTTATGGAGTTCTTAGTTGATGTACCTGTTAGTGACATGCACTATGAGGAAAGAGTAGCCGCATACAAGTGGGTGAACAAACATTTTACGATTATAAATAACAATCAAGTGTATAGTTACACCGACCTTATAGTATTCGCTGAGAAACTTATACGACAAGAGCCTTATGATGGTATACTGATTGACCCTTACAACTCATTGAAGACAACCATATCAAAGAACGCTCAACTATCTTCTCATGAGTATCACTACGAGGCCGCATCAGAACTACTCACCTTTAGTGTCAACAACAACATGGCAGTGTGGCTGAACACCCACTCGGTTACTGAGGCTCAAAGAATTAAAGGCCCCGATGGATTGCCTGTAGCACCGAGTGCTGCTATGACTGAGGGCGGCGGTAAGTTCGTGAATAGGGCCGATTCTTTCCTCACATTTCATAGAAAAACGCAGTCAAACGACTACGATATACGCCAACGTACAGAGATTCATGTGCGTAAACAACGTAACCAAGAGACCGGTGGTCAACCCACACCTTGGGATGATCCTGTGGTTCTTGAAATCAATAGTTCACGTACAGGTTTTAGGAATCTTGGTAGTAGTGAAAAAAGTTTTACTCCTTTAGCGTACAAGAACAGTAGTTTAGACTTATATTAGAGGGTGGATGAAGTCACCGAAATCAAATTGGAGTTACCAAAGCCGCCTTCGCTTAATCAATTTTACAGTGGGAGGCATTACGCGGTACGCTCAAAGTACAAAAAAACTTACTGGGAAAAAATCCAAAAGGTTCTTGAAGGATTTGATAAGTGGCACATGGAGTCTATGTCTATTCATGTTTACTACAATTGCCGTTATGATGTTGATAACGCTATTTGTTGCAGTAAATTTCTTGCTGATTATCTACGAAACAATGGTTATATTGATGACGATAGTCCTAGATTTTTCACATCACAGTCTACGCATTACGACGGGACGGTGGCCAAGGACACCTTTGTAGCAAAAATAAAAGCGCATGGATACGAAACTATTAAGTAAAGTTTATTTCCTGGCGACTGCAAGAATGCAGGAAGCAGCCATAGAGTTGTACGAAGACCTACACACAAACAGTGGTGAGGCTCGTACCGATGCTGAACGTCTGCATAACACCATACGAAAGCATAAGAGAAGCATAGATACAGAATTTGATTTAATAAGAGCCGCATTGTTAGAGCATTATGATGACGCTGATTTATCTTGACGGCCTAAATGGTATCAACTATCACCGGCTAATGACACCCTTCCTTAGACTTAAGGAAGAGGAGGATCTGGAGATACACTTTATAGAAAACTTTAATGACCTTAAAGAGTTCGACCTTTCAAAGGTCAAGAACCTTGTAGGGTCAAGAAGGTTTAGCGTCTCCAATCATAAAGCATTCAAGCAGTATCTGGTAGACAATGATGTCAAACTTATATTAGACAACGATGACTATTGGAAACTACCAAAGGATAATCCTGCTTACGAATACTACAAGAACCATCAGTCAAAAGATATCAAGGCGAGTATACTCATAGCCGATGAGATTTGGAGTCCCTCTGCGTTTCTTGTAGAGATAATGAAAGACATAAACCCTTCCGCTGTATACCGGGTGATACCGAATACCATACATCAAAAGGAGGAGCAATGGATTGATTGGGAAAAGGATATGCCTAAAGACTACAAGGTTCGCTTTGGATATCTCGGAGCCAATGGACATCAAAAAGATTTAGAGCAGATGGGTATGACGTTTGAAGACCATGAGTTATATTGCATGGGTCTGATGGACTATCCAGAAAAGTTAAAAGCAAAGTATAGAATGAACCCTGTGGATATTACTCAGTACGCTAAGTTGTACAAGTTCTTCGATGTCTCCCTTAGCCCCTTGAAGGACTCCAAGTTCAACAAAAGCAAGTCTGAATTAAAAGTAGTTGAAGCAGGGTTCACTCGTACTGCAATCATAGCATCAAACGTAACGCCATATAAGGAGGTTATAAAGCACGGAGAGACAGGCATCCTGTGTGACACACCACAAGAATGGAAGGAGGCCGTAGAGGGCATGACATTACCCAAGGCTATGAGGCTTGGTAAGAATCTTTACGAGTATTGTAAAGAGCATTATGATTTGTCTACCATAAATAAACTGCGGCTTGAAGGACTCTCATGAAAGACCAGATCCCATCATACCTAAAAGAATATGCCAATGACCTTACGTTAAGAAGGATTGATGCTAATCGCAGAAGGTATAAGGGTACTCACAAACAGAGAAAGGGTACAAAGCAATCAGTATTATTGGGAGAAGTATCAAGAGAGTATTACACAGAGTACATAGGCATACTTGGTGAGTTGCTTATCCGTCATTACTTTGAGGTTACACCAGAGGTAACTAGATATACAGTGTCTACGCTGTTAAAAGAAACAAAGAATGTTACTGATGACCCAGACATTATAGTAGAGTCAACAAAGATTAAGTACGGACTTAGTGTAAAGACTTGTGAGAAAACATTCAAGGCTAACAAGAGAGCGATGGATAAAGAAGAGTCCGACATAGTACTCTTCATCTTGTTTACATCACCAGACGAATATCTATTTGCCGATTTCACACCCGACGATGTAAGGCTCTGGGATGTAAGGCACGCATACTCACCCTATTACGAAATGAAACCTCTATAGATACGTTTTGTATCTTCGATGCTCCCACAATTTCGTGGGTTACAAACAATTATTTATCGCTCATTATGGAAGACTTCGACAAATTCGTAGCAGAACTTGAATCGGCTGAACAACCGACTTGTAACACCTTAAACCCGGAAGACTGCGAAGCGTGTGGCTCCTGATCAGGAGATTAATTTCTTACGTAAGAAAAGCACAGATAGAAGAAGCAACAGTAAGTAAAAAGAAAACTTGTAAACCTTGTTGTACCACCTGTCGCTGTCCTTCATAACGATGGACGGGACAGGTACTTCTATCACCTGTACAATAGTATCACTTTCGCAAATTGCGTCTACCATAATGGTGTCAAACGAACGCACGATGTTAACCTTAAGTCTATCCTTAGTGATGGTAATGGTGTCCCGCTGTTGAAGAGTTATGGTATCACGCACCGAGACCGGTGCAGTTACAATCGTATCCGTAACAACAACCGTGTCTTTCCTTAGTACGCTGGGGTCTTTCTTGATTGCTTTTCTTAGGTGCCACTGCGCGCTGCAACTGCTCAATGATAGCACTATTATTAATAAGGATAGCCATTTCATTTATCTCAACTGATAGTTAACACCCGCTCTTAGGTTGAATATATTTCTGTCCCAATACTTCATGTACTCGACCTCTGTAAAAAAGCCCCAACGCTTTCCTGGTTTCCATCCAAAGACAAGACCTGTACTGTAGTCAACCCATTGATTCCCATCTACGTAGTTGCTATAAGAAAACTCTTCTTTGTCACCTACGTGCATGTGGTAAGGAAGAATGTTTAACCAAGAGTGTATCCAAAAGTCATCCTCA